CGACGATTGTGGCCTATTGGGTTTTGGGCCATAGTACAAGTGTACTAAATATAGGTATTTGTACTCATATAATCCGAGCTTATGTATTATTTGTTACATATAAGCATTTCTTATATATGGGCCTTCAGTCTCAGCTGGTTCCTTATTTTTTCATAAGTATTTTTAATGTATTAAATAATATAAGTAAATATACTCGGCCCCACGGATAGTGCAACAATATGTTAGTAAACCCATAAATAGCACAACAGATGGCCCCGCATGCCTTTAGAGGTTTTGCATAGGTCGGTTAACCGTACCCAGGTTTTGACGTTTTAGGGTATCACATCCCCGCGAGTCTGTCAAGTGTGCCAAACATTAAAGTGTCCACCAGGTATGCCCCCCCGCGTTATACCATAAATTTTTTATATGTCAAGAGTATAAATACCTATATGTCAGGATATACGCACAAGGGGCCCCTCGGGGGTAATCGCAAGTACGCTGCGTATGAATACCGTATGAAAAATTTTACCAAAATCTAGACACCCCTGTAAGACACCCACGTACTGCACTAGGTACCTTAGAGGGTGGTGTAGATGTTGGCTCCAGCAATCGGGGGACTGGAGGGGCTAATGCCCCCCCTTGACCGCTGTTTCCACCCACGAGGAGCACCACTTCCCCGTGTATTATGGTAACGTTGCTCTACATCCAGTTCTCTAACTGGTGTTTGGAGATTCCACGAGCTTCTCTTTTTTGATCTAAACTCATCCCCATCACAAGATGATTAGCCTCGCTCTGAGGGTCATCCATCCAAGCCTCTAGATGGTCTAACCACTCGTTGTCTTTTCTGTCTTGTATCTCTACTTCAGCTGAGAGGGCAAGGGCATCTGTAAACCATTTAACTCCTTGGGCAAGGGAGTCAATTCTATCATCGTGTCTAACGGCACCTTTTTCTCTGCACATCCTGCTAATTTGGTAAGCCAACATATATTGGTGTCTATTTTCAGACGCCTCATCAGCATTTGAAGCATAATCCCATTCAATGACGGCTGGATCAACCACAAGCCTATGCTGATTAAAGACAGGCTCGAGAGCGTCAATAATACGGTCTTCTTTACGGACATTAGCTCTAGTCTCCTCTATGTTAATGTTTGTCTTTGTCGTTTGACAGTGTTTTCTAAATAGCTCTGATACAATACCATCGCCAAAGTTGCTCTCGATGAGCAGCGTAGACACGCCATATTTTTTACATTTCTTAAGTATTGTTAGTAAAGTTTTATCACTATATCCGTCTTTGGTTGCAAACACTTCATGTAGGTATATTATACCGTTAAGTTGGCTAAGAAAACATGCGGTTGTCTCATCAGCACCTCGTCCGCTGGGATCGACGCTGCAGATGGTTTCGGAATACTCAGTCCACTTCCCTTGTACTTGCATAGGTTTGTAATAATAATCCCCAGGAAGACCAACGCAAGGCAGATCTTTAAGAATGTTATCAGGGTCTGAGCACCAAATAATGTTTTCGGGGCCATGTGTAGGGTTAACAGGGTTAACTATTAGGTCTGCAAATTTAAGTGGGAACTTTTCTCTGTCTGACAGTGTAGTGTCTAACATAAACTGCAGCATAAAGTTTGACCTACCCATAGAAGACTCACGTTCTAGCAAATCCTCTTCCTTAAATCTGGTGTCTGTAGGTCTCCACGCCAAGTCATCTGTATCTAGGTCGTCTGCTAGCTGGGGTGCTAACAAACCATCATACATTGCAACCTTACGTGGGTACCTTGCGGGCCACACAAACGGTCTATAGCTTCTTTCTCTTAGTTTGTTGTAAATAGTAAAGGTAGTCTGTGGTGTGCCTAGAAACATAATACGTGAGTCTTTTTTAGGTGTAAGTATAGATTCACATTCTGTAACTAGCTGTAACAGTTTACCCCGTTGGAGCTCCGTCATGGAGTTATTAGGTACTTCTACATCATCTAGTACCATTAGGTCTGCACGGCTACCAGTCAACTGACCAGTAATACCTACAGACTTAACGCTAGGTGCTTGGTGAGGGGTTGCTGGCCCCACATCAAACGATATACGTGACCATCTTTGGTCGTCGTTTTTGGGTTTCAGGTGTGCCAACCAAGGCACCTCTAGGATTAATCTTTGACAGAAGATTGAGAATGAGTCTGCTCTATCCTTAGAAGCAGAGACGACCATAACTTTTCTATCAGGGTCAATGAATAAAGTCCAAAGAACAAATGCAGCAGTAATCCAAGACTTACCCACACCCCTAAACGCTTGTATTTGGAGTCTTTTAGGGCCATGTTGTAAATATTCAGCAATACATAGTTGTGCTCTTGTAGGAGCTGGTAGGTTTAAGTGTGTCCATATAGCAGTCAGAAAATATCTAAAATCGGACTTTAATTCTTGTTCTATGTCCATTGTTATAGATTGTATGTAATACACGCTAGAGGCCCTTTGTAGGGCCTTCTAGGTGCCTTAGAGGATCATCTGATCCACTGTAGTATTAAGTTTTCTCGAATAGGGTTTGGGGGAAAGTTATCCCTAAACCATTCTAACCAGTCATGGCTTCCTTTGTTTTGATTACACTTGACGCAGGCTGGTACGCAGTTCCTAGACATGTGACTACCGCCAGCACATCTGGGGCGTACATGGTCAATGGTAAGATCATGTTCGCAATGTTTTGTTCCACAATAGATACATTCATAATTGTTTGCCTCCTTGATAGCGTGTCTCCACATACGTTTTGCTTCGGATGAGGTCATGGCTATTAAGTTTTGTGTGTAATGTTTATAACTAGGAAGTACTGGTGTCATTTTTTACCACGGTTTCTTGCTCTGTTTTTAGATGGGTCTTCACGGACTAATCTTCCTGACTTAGTGTGTGAAAAATCCTTTCCGCCCTTACCTTCCGCCCCTGCCTTTCGTCTTGCTCGTTTGAGCTCAACTCTATACGCAATCGCTGACTTAGTCTTGTTACGTTGTCTTTGGGCGGCATTTTTCTTGGCCCGTGATTTGGGGTTGTCCCTGTAGTTTCTGGCACTTTTTTTAAGTTTGTTACGTGGTAGTTTTTTAGGAGCCATTTTTAATTATCGCATTTTGTACAGTGTCAAAATCGACAGTCGGCATAATGTCTGCTAACTGAGACAAGGGTGACGTATCAAACGCCACACCTGTAATGTCGTTTTTGTATAACCAGTCAGCGGCAACTTTAAGGTCAGCTGTAGTAGCCTCGCCACTACGTACCCTTGCAGTAAGCTCTTGGGTTATTAGTTTATGTAGTTCATTAAACTCATCCTCGCCAGCTCTGCGGGGTATGCGTTTTACATCACTCACTTATAACCACCTTTGGAGGGAATAGACCACGTTTGATAAACTCTACAGCCTTATCATCTAGGTCGTTGTCACTTTCTTTAGCTAATCTTTCTAACAAATCAACTACAAATAACTTAAATTTCTCACTTTTTAAAAAAGTTAAAACGATTGGTTTTAGTAGTGCTAGCATCTTCTTTTGGTAATAATGATTGTATTGGTACTATGTCTTGGCACATGTGGTAAACACGTGTTCCTGGGCGGATAGTAAAGCCCCTTTGCTGCAATTCTGCACATTTTAGTGCACGTACAAGCTCAAAGTCTAATTGCATCTTTTCTTCCTGACGTTTAGCTATGCGTCTACATTGTTCTAGACCACGCTTGTCAAGAGGTATCATAAAATTAACTTGAAAGCCCCAGTTTTCACTAATTACGTACCCTTCGGGGTCGTATGGTGAGGTATCATTACCCATATAAAAGGGGCTAAAAGTCATTGTTGACCCGTTACAGGATATGCTAGGGCCGTATTGCTGTCTAGACGGTGCACCATTGTTCTGAAATTGCACTGCCTGATTGGTGACATTTCCCGTAGCTGCGGCCACGGGGTTGGAAGTGTTGTTTGTCTCACCTTCAGCGTATGCTGGAGTTACTGTGAGAATACAGAAAGCGAGGTAGTAGTAGAGTTTATGGTATAGTTTGTTGTTGTATCCCATTGCTCGACTAACCCAGCTGATCTTGAGGTTGTTTCTAGTGTCCAAGGTAACGATGTATCAGTAACTGTGAATGTTGTACCACTCCCAGATATATCTGCAGACGGTGTTACGTTAGATCCAGACCAAGTGTTCGTGGCCGCCCCAAAAACTTGCTTTTGCGTCACTTCTGTTATAGTCTGAGTGGTGGTTGTAGTAGCGTTCATACTACCTTGTGTAAACTGCGGTGTCACGGTGTTTGCACTAGCAGCTGCTGGTATCAACAATGCTAGTAGTAGAAATTTTTTCATTTGATTATTTTTTGACATTCAGAGCATTTTAACTCTCCTTTGCCATTACCGTTTTTTCCGTTTGATGTAGACAAACCAAAACTAGCTATACCGCCAGCAAAAATCGAAGCTACGAAAGTTATATCCGCAGCACTTGACGATTTCTTAAGCATTGGTACATCTACATAGTTTAATGTTATTATAAATCCGCTCCACACTACAACGCCTAGTCTTACTATTGTAGACACAATTTCCATGCGTTCTTCGTGTGTATCACATCCATCCATTAAACCTTTTTTCTTTTTTTCTTCCATTTGTCAATCTTACCTTGTAAGAATTTTTGAACACGTTTTTTTATAAGATCAAAAAAAGGTTGAGCCAGTGTTGTGGTAGCCACAGCTGCCACCGCTGTAGTTACAGCCGTAACCATAACTTCAGGCGATGGGACTGGCATTTGGACATCTATAATAGGTATGTCTAGTTTTCTTTGCTCTGGTTGTTCTTTTTTGGTTTCCGCTGATTGAGTCCCCTCTGGTCTGCGAAGATCGCTCGGAGGTATAATAAGCGGCTTGTAAGATGGTACATCAGCTGTTGGTAAAGGTATGGATATAGTTTGTATCTGATCTATACTGGGGATTGAGATGCTTGGTATGTTGTCCATGCGTCTTTTACCTCTTTTGTCCAAACTGCATTGCATATAGCTGTAACGTCAGTAGGCTGACCGTCTAAGCTTGAGTCTGGGTGTAGTACATATCTTTCAAAAGATCTTGTAAGT